ACGCATATAATTTCAAAGATACGGCCGGGGCGAGCGGCAATAAAATTAATAAAACATTGCATCAGAAAGATGCAAGGCGCCAGAAAATAGTACCCTTTAAGAACAGGGGGGCACTATGCTACGGATTGTAACATTGGACAACCAATGAACATTCCGCAGTCAAAATCATCACCAGCGGCACGATAAGATGAAATCAAAGTGCCTGGTGGTACATCAACAAAAATTGAATTAGGTGAGGTGTATGGGCTAGTAGCGGAGTAAACACTGATACCCCAAGGTACGTAAGCATGGCATTTCGTATACTGAGGAACCTCAACCTCAATAACGCCAGAAATAGGGATAAGTTGCAATACGTCAGACGTTGTAACACTATTATTCCCAGGTGTATACGGCACTGTGCTCCATATATTAGAAACAGTATCGACCCAAAGGCGAACGCGTGCATTTCCAACTGTAGGCGGAACAATGCACTTAATTCTCGTTGAACCACGCCAATAAGCAAACATAGACCCAACTAAAGAGAGGTAATCACAGCTAGCGCCATCCCCATATATAACACTCGGATTTAATATAGAGAACTTATCCTTTGAAACAGTGTGATCCAAAGCATAACGGGCAAATCGCTTGATTAGTTGTCGGAAATTGGTCACTTTTTCGCCAATACAGAAAGAGCTGGATTCAATTTGCTGAACGGGTGAACTACCATCAAGAGCCAATAAATCATAATCAGTCGTATTAGATAAATCTCCGATGTGAGGCTCAGCGAAAGAAGGAGGTGGCGGTGGATTGAGCTTAATTCTGCCCCTGAAATAAGGAACAGCAAATTCAATATCGGGCCCAAAACCAACTTCTACTATAAGCTGAATACTATTACTCACCGTACCAGTAGCAACTAAGGGATTAAGCACATATAGTATAGCACTACCAGTGGACTCGTTAGCTGATAAATATGGTCGATAATTAGCAAAAGGAACCCGTACTGTAAACTCACTAGACTCTCGAAGGTCAATAATCTCACGGTAACAATAATTTGTGCGAGTCCAATCAGGAACACTACCACCCGGGTTGAAAACGAACATAAGTCGTCCACTGTGAAAATCGGTTTTAACAAATTTAAAAACGAAGTCTACAGAGCCACGCCAATAAGCGAACATACTAGCGCAATA